GTCGTAGCTGATCGGGCCCTTGTGGGCCTTGATCCAGTCGCCGATGCCGCTGATCCAGCCGGTCACGTTGCTCCACATCGATTTGAGGCCGTTGAGGAAACCGCTGATGATGCTCGCTCCGGCGTTGTACAGGATGCTGCCGGCGTTGCCGAAGAACCCGGCTATGGAGCCGGGCAGTCCGCGAAACCAGCCGACTACGCCGTTCCACGCGTTCCTGGCACCGTTCGCGGCCGAGTTGAAGATGTTGACGATGGTGGAGCCGAGACCGGAGAAGAAGCCGATGATGCCCCGCACGCAGCCGGACAGGAAACCCGTGAAGCTCGACCACACGGCCTTGCCGGTGTTGGTGCAGGCGAAGAAGTAGGTGAGTCCGGCCACGAGCGCGGCGATGAGCGTGATGACCAGCATGATCGGGTTCGCGGCCATGACAGCGTTGAGCACTGCCTGAGCGACGGCGGCAATCCGCATGGCGGTGGTGACGGCGGTGACGGCTGCCACGGCTCCGCCGACGGCGGCCACGAGTGGCGTCACGAGATCCGTGTTTCGACTGATCCAGTCGCCTGCGGTCTTCAGCCAGCCGCCGACCGTCTGCGCGGCCGTGGCGACGGCGTTGAGCACGTTGCCGAACGCGAGGCCGGCGGGCTGTCCTCCGGTCATGGCGTTCACGACGTTCATGATTCCGTCCCAGAGCGATTGCAGTCCGGTGCCGACGGATTGCGCGGCGTTTTGCAATGAGGTGAAGGCTCCGGTGTCCTTGACCTGTGTGAAGAACGTCTGCAATCCCTGCGTGCCGTTCTGCGCGAGGTTTGTGACTGCCGTCGCGGCCGCGTTGATGCCGCCTGTGACGGCCGGTTTGAAGAGGTTGAAGGCGTCGGTCAGGCCGCCGGTGACGGCCGCTTCGAGGTTTCCCATGGCTCCCTCGATGGTGCTGGTCGATGTCGCGGCCTGTTTCGCCACGTCGGTCATGCCGAGGTCCATGAGCGCCTTGTTGAACTCGTCTGCAGTGATCTCGCCCTTGGACATGGCGTCGCGGAAGTTGCCCGTGTACGCGCCGTTCTTCAGCAGCGCCTCCTGGAGTTTGCCGGACGCGCCCGGGATGGCGTCGGCGAGCTGGTTCCAGTTCTCGGTGGTCAATTTTCCCGCGCCGGCGGTCTGCGTGAGCATCATCGCGACGCTTTTGAAACTGTCGGCGTTGCCTCCGGCCACCGCGTTGAGGTTGCCGGCCGCCTCGGTCAGTTCCATGTAGTTGCCGATGCCGTTTGCCGCGAGCTGCGCGGTGGTGTTCTGGATGTCATCGAGGCCGTACACGGTGTCGTCGGCGTATTTGCGTGTTTCCTTCGCTGCTGCCTGCACGGCTTTGGTGTCGATGCCGGCGAAGCTCATGGTGTTCATGAACTTGTCGGTGCTGTCCGACATGTTCACCACGTCGCCGGCGAAGCCCTTGACCGTGTCCCACAGCGCGGTCACGCCCTTGACGGCCAATCCGCCGATGGCGCTGCCGAAAGCGGCCGCCTTCGTGGTGGTCTTCTCGAACGCCTTGACGGCATCATCGGCGTTGCCGGTGATGCGCACGCTCATGATCGCGCTGTGCGCCATGGTTCACTCCTTCGGTGTCTCTTCCGCTTCCTTGAGCAGTTCGGCCAGTCCGGTGCCCCAATCCAATTCGTCGGCCTCATTCCTCCACTGCCATGGCGTGCCGCCGAAACGGCTTGCCAGGAGGAACGAGAGACGGCCGAGCGAGTCTTGGGGCCACGCGGCTAGTCCGTAGGGTTTCCCTCTCCCGGCTCCTCCTTCGCTGACGCGAGGTCGAAGGACGCTACGGTGTCCAGCCAATGCTCGAAGTCGGGCAGATTGTGGCCGGCCATGCGCAGGGCCGCGTAGGCCGCGTAGGCTCCGGAACGGACGGGGGACTGGGTGATGGGTCCCCAGCCGGCCTCGATGGCGTGCGCCTCGGCCTTGCAGGTGGCGCGCATGGTGATCGGCACGAGCTCGCTGGTCCCGTCCGTGTAGGTGATTCTCGTGGTTGCCATTATTTTCCTTTCACTTGCTTCAGTGTCTTGTCGATGAAGTCCTTGTAGACCTTTTGCCATTGGCTCTCGGTGGAGGCGACACCGTTGTTGACGAAGAGCCGTGGCCGGATGTGCCGTTTCGGCCAGCCGTAATTGATTGGGCCCGCGTAGGGCACGGCCTTGCGGCCGGCGCGGATGACGCCGGCGCGTTTCGTCGCGCCGACACGCAGGCTGCCGGCCAGCCGGCCGGTTTTGCCTCGTGGGGCGAGGTTGCGGACGGCGGGCAGTGCGATCTGCGCTGCCGCGCGGTTCACTTCCTTCAGGTCGTCCATGTCCGCGCCGGCCTTGCGCATCGTCTGCACGAAGCGTTTCTGGCCGACGACCATGAGTGCCTTGCCGGCCATCACTTGCCCGTGTACGGTGCGTGGGCGACGTTCGTGACGGCGAAGCTCAGATCGTTCGTGTTCTTCGATTTGACGTCGCCGCCGATGGCGATTGGCGCGATGGTGACGTTGAAGGTCCACTGGATCTTGCCGGTATTGTTCGGGACGAACTGGGCCGGCAGCGTCTCGCCCTTGTGGTCGAAGAGCCAGACGGCCAGACCGTCCTCGCTGAAGTCGTCGCCCACGGTGCCCTCGAACGTCCATGTGGTCGTGGTGTTCGTTTCCTCTGATCCGTCGAGGTAGGTGGTCGGGTCGTCGCTGCTGTTCGACGGGTTCAATTGCGCCTTGGTCAGGTCGGCGCTGAAGTCCCTGCCGTTTTCGGTGTCGGTGATTTTGAAGATGCCTGGTCCGAGCGTGCGGATCTTTCCAGCCATGATTTTTTCCTTTCCTTGTCTTATTCGGTTTCCAGAGCGTTCAATGTGACCTGGTAGGCGGCGAGCGTGCCGGCTCCTGCGAGGTTCCATGTTGCGGGCGTGGCCTTTTGCAGGTTCAGGCCACGTTCGGCGAGTCTGTCGAGCGCTGTGAGGATGTCATCGACTGCGGATGGCTGCGTGGCCGGCGTGCCGGCGATGACGTCCAAAGTCCAGACCGGTTCTGGCGGGCCCCATGACGGCCATTCCACGGTCGGCGGTTCGATGAACACGGCCACCTTGCCGGCGGCGGGGCGCACCAGCTGGGCGTCGATGCTGATACTGCTCACGAGCCCGTCGAGCATGTCGGCGAGCGTGTCCATGAGGGCGGTGCGTTGTTCCTGGATGTTCATGCGATCACCATTCCCCCGGTCAGCACGCCGGCGGCGCGGAGTTTCGGCCAGACTGAGCGGAGCGGGTCGGTGGAGATTCTGAATGGTTCCACGGTCGAGTCGCCAACGTCCATCACGCCCAGGCGCGCGTCACGCATGTTGAACAGGTCCGCCGCGCAGGAGACGATGCAATCGGCCAGCAAATCGTCATCGACGGCGGTGGTGCCGACCGCGTGCGCGACGTATCGGCGCGCCGCCGAGAGTTTGACCGTGAGCCGGTCTTCCTCTCCGGCCGGCACTCCGACCTCGTCGCGGAGCCGTTGCAGCAGGATGTTGTCAGCGATCATCATGCCGTGGCGAACTTCACCGGAATCAGGCCGTCCGCATGGGTTGTGGCCACCGCCATGTATCCGTAGACGCTGTAGCTGTTGGTCAGGCCGGTCACGTTCCCGTCGGTCAGCTGCGCCGGGCCGCCGGACTCCCAGACGGTCACGGCGGCGGGATCGATGAAACTGGCCAATCCGGCATCGGCGTTCGGCAGCAGCACGACCGGGACGCGCATGAACGTGCCGGCCACGCCGGTCAGGTCGAAATTTCCGATGGTGTCCGACCCGTCGCCGCTGAGGTTGAAGAACCGGTCACCGGTATCCTTGAGCTTCACCAGTGCCTTGAGCACGTCCTTGGAGACCGCGAGGCGCGTCAGCGACACGTTGCGGTCGTCGGCCAGTTCGGACGCGTCGATGATGAGTGACACCCAATCGTCGATGGTCATGTTGGCCAACTGTGGCGCGTCGATCTTGTTGGCGTTAGAGGATGCGTCGCGCTGCGCCTTGATCTCCGCGTACAGATGGTCGCGCACTGCCTTCTCGGTGGCCTTCGCGTAGGCGTTCTGCAACGCGGTGATCGCGGTGTTGAGCATCGGCGTGGTGCTGCGTTCGATGGTCTGGCGGCTCAAAGAAGTGTAGCCGCCGTAGGTGTTGATGTCGGCGGTCTTGGTGCCGAAGGTGACTTTTCCGAAGGAAAGCTCTGAGCCTTCCGTCTCCTGTTTGCCGACGGCTGTGGTGTCGGAGGTCACGACATGGTATTCCATGCTCATGCCGGTCGCCGGGAGCGTGTCATGGGTCAGGAGCTGGGAGACCTTGCGGCGGTCCTCGATCAGTTTGAGGTCATCGGCGATCCAGGTGGCGGTGTTGCCGGTGTCCTTGGTGGAAATCAGGTCGCGGCATTCCTTCATCACGGTCATGGCCTGCTCGTCGCCTCGCGCGAGGGCCTGCATGTATTCGCCGTGGCTCCGGTACGCCGCGCCGATGGCAGCCGGCGCCGGTTTCGCGCCCATCTTGCTGATCTCGGCCTTGATGCCGCGCTGTTCCTCCTGCATGGACTGAATCAGGTCCATCAGTTCGTTGTTGTTCTCCATGGTTTCCTTCCTTTGTTCCACGGCTGGTGCCGCTGATTTGGTCATTTTCGCGTTCTGGTAGGCCGGCCAGCTCACGATGCTGGTCTCAAGCAGACGGACCTTGCGGCGGTGGGTGATGCCGTCGCGGTCCTTCTGCGATTCGAGAGGAATGAATCCGACCGAGAAGCTGTCGAGCACGCCGTCACGTATCAGGGTCATCGCGTCGCGGCCGCGTGCCGTGTCGCTGATCCGCGCGGTGATGTGCAGTCCGTCGTCCTTGCTTTCCGCGTTGGTGATCCGTCCGATGGTCTCGCCGTGCTCGAAGCACAGTTTCGCCTCGTCAAGTCCCTGGAACTCGCATTCTCGGTCGAAGGTCTCCGCGCCGTCCCACGTGTCGATGATGTCGCCGAACGGCACGGCTACGCCCTCGACGGAGGTTGTGCCCTCGTCGTCGGCGGAGCGGAGTGTCAGGCCCTTCCATGCGATGGTGCGTTTCTCGATGTTCATTGGTCCTCTTCCTTTCCGAGTGCCGGCAGCCCTTCCTTGCGCCTCACGTCATCGACGGTGAGGAAACCGGCCTCGATGGCGGTCTTGTAAGCCGTGTATCGGTCGCTCATGTTCGCACGCTGCGAGCTGTCCCAGTCGAACTTCGCGGTCCGGCCCCGCGGCAGCAGACGGTTGAAGATCTCCTCGATCTCGCCGGTGTAGGCGGCCAACGTGTAGTCCGCGAACTCGATCCACGACTGTTCGATGTTGCTGTAGGTGAGGTTCGAGCCATCGACGGCGGCGAGCATGATGCTTGCCGGAATGCCGAGCAGACGGGCGATCTGCGTGGTATCGAACTTTTGAGTCTCAAGAAACTGCAAGTCTGCCGGCTTCAGGGAGAGCGGCACGTATTCCAGGTTCTTGCCGACTACCTTGATGTCGCCGGCCTCGCCCGACGCCTTCCATGATGCCTTTGCCTGCTGCGCGGCTTCCTGTGTGATGTTCTCTGATGTGCGCAGATAGCCCTTGAGGTTCGAGCCGTCCGTGAAGAACTTCGCCTTGTAGTCGCGGGCGAGCTGCGCAGCCTCGATCTCCTCGCGTGCCGCCGAGATGGGGCCGAGGCCGCGAAGACGTCCGGGCACGTTGAGGAACTTGCTGTGCACGATGGAATCGGAGTCGTAGACGTGTCCCATGTAGGAGAATCGCAGGTCTGGGCAGGCTGGGTCGTCGCTTTCGTCGGTGACGGTCACGTATTGCGGCGGCAGCATCTCGCAGGTGACGATCTCGCCTTTCCAATCGCGCACGATGCGCGTGAAGGCGTTGCCGTCGAGCACGAGAGAGGCCACGATGTCGGCGATGAAATCACGGCGTGAACGGCTCACGTCCGGCTGCAACACCATGGGGCTCACGTCCGGCAGGTCACGGCCGCCGCGCTGCTCCACGATCGGCAGGCCGGTGATGGCGGTCTGAAGCACTTGCACGCCACGGAATACGGTTGAGAGTTGCAACGGTTCGGTTGCCGGCCCCCGTTTCGGCGGCTTGATGCCGTCCGGCATGTCCGTGCCGTCCGCGCCGCGCGTGAGCACGCGGCCTGCGAGCCTCATTCGTTTCCAAAGATTCATGACGCCGAGATTATGCGCGGCGGCACGTCATGGCCAAAAAAACGGTGACATTCAGTGACAAACGGTGACATTCAGTGACAAACGGTGACACGTCAGAAGATTTGCAACGTGCCGTCAGATGGCAGGTGATGCGCGCCCCACGAGGCCAGCATGCATGATTCAATCGGCGAGGTCAGACCAGTGCTGCCACGCCGTGTGACGCGCCACGCGTCGCCGCTCCACGTCCTCGCGCAGCTGGCCGCGCTTGCGTCGAGCTCGGTATCGGCGGCATGGCGTACCAGCTTGTTCCGCAGACCGCTGACGAATGCCTGGCCGACTGCGAGGTAGTCGGATGATTGCATGGCGATCAGTTCGATCAGTGGGTCGCCGGCTTCGTCGGTCATGGATGCGAGCCGGTCGTGCAGGTCGGCGTTGGGCCCTTTGCAGTCCATGACCAGGGGAGCGTGGTAGGTGTCGCAGATTCTCGTGATCTCGGCGGGTGCCATGCCGGTGCCGTCCAGGACTTCGAGCAATTGCACGGTCACGGTGCCGTCCGTGTTGACGATCGCGGCGGAGACTGACGTGTTCGTGGCGTCCACATCGACGGCGGCGGCTATCACCACGGGTCGGCCGTCGATCCGATCCGGCGTGATCGGCGTGGCCAAAGTCGATTGCCACAGCTGGTCGGGGATGATGCGTTCGGCCACGCCGGTGTCGCGCCGGTTGCCGAAGGCGCGCGCCCAGCCGGCCTCGTTGCCGGCGAACTGTTCGCGGAAGTCGCGCAATTGGCGGATGTCCCAGAGCAGGCCGGCGGCGGGATGCCATTTCAGGATCGTCTGGAAGTCCTCGGGGTCGGCGTCGTCGGGGATGCCGAAATCGAACCAGCATGTGCGTGTGGGCACGTTACCGGCGCGGAAGGAGTCGAGCAGGCCGTTGAGGAACGTGGAATCTGCGGTGCCTTCGGTCGAGGTTATCCAGATCTGGGGCTGGACGCCGGTGAAGTGCAGTCTCGTGTTCATGGTCGGTGCCATGCCGTCGAGGATCAGCTTGCCGGTCTCGTCGTCCAGGCTGAACGCCTCATCGATGGTAAACTTGTCCATCTGCGTGCCATGCCCGGCCACCTTGGTCACGGCCAGCGGACAGATGAAGCTGCCGTTACGGAAACGCTGCTCCATCCCGCCGTTGGAAAGTCTCGGCTTGAGGGCGAACGGTGCGAGCTTTGATTTCGAGAGCTGCTGCACGAAGTCCTTGAAATGCTTCTCGGCGTCCTTGCCGGTCTGCGCGAGGTAATAGATCTTCCGGTCTGGGCCGAGCAGAGCGTTGCGCGTGTCCTCGGTATCGATCAGCGTGCTCTTGCCGCACTGGCGCGGCGTGGAAAGCACCACACGGTCGTAATAGTACGTTCCGGTGGCCGGGTCGATCTCGCCGGCCACGTCGGCCACGTAGCGTTGCCATGGCAGCAGCGGTTTGCCGAGCATCTCGGCAGTCCGTGCGACGATCGCGCCGTCGGTCGGCCGCGTTTCGTCGCGTTTCGTGCCGCCGCGCATGAGCATGTTCACAGTCCGGCCTTCGCGGCGGAGATGAAGTCGGTCAGCGTCGGGTCGAGCTGCGGCTGTTCCGGATACATCGCCTTGAGTTCCTGGAACCATGTGAGCAGTGATGTCATGTTGCGGCTGATCTCGCGTCCCTTGCTGTTCTGGATGTCGATGTTCCTGGCAATCGAGAGCATCGACTTGCAGATGTAGGTAGCCTCGGGCGTCAACGTCTTGCCGTCCACGAAGCTTTTGATGAGATTCATGGTCGCGGCTTCCTGCAATCCGGCGGTGCCATAATGGTGTTCGTATTCCTCGAATCCTTCCAATATTCCTTGGTTCATGATGTGTTTTCCTTGGTTTTCCAACGTTTTCATGCTTTTTTGCGTGGTTCTGGGGGGAGAAAAGACTTGGCGCGGGGTCTTCGGGCGGTCGACTGTTTAAAAAACCGCTACCAGCGTGGCCGAGCCGTGTCGTCGCCGTGCCTCAGGCCGAGAGCGGCGAGCCTTTGCCGTCTCGCGGCCATGCGGGCATCCACCGCCTGCTGCGTGAGGTGCAGCGAGTACCATTGCTGCGCCGTCCGATACTCCTGGTGCGAGAGGTCGAGCGCGAACGTTTCGGATGCCGGCGTCTCGATGACATGCACATCGTAGTCCAGTGCTATCCATTCCGATAGCATGTCGGGATGGCGGCGTGAGCGTGGCAGTGTGCGCACCAGCCACACATCCAACGGCTCGGAGCTTTTGGCCAATGTGCGTGCCGCACCGTCCCATGCCATCGCGGCGGCGAGGCGGAGCCCATCGCTTGCTTTGGATTGCGTCGGGCACAGGTCGCGCAGCAGGCTGTCGAAGCTGACCACGATGCTGTCACGGCGGAGCATGGACTGCATGGCCATGCCGAAGTCGGCTCGTGGCGGTCCGATGACGACATGCATCGTCGCGCCGTATCCTGACAGCACGCGGTCCTGGCGCATCGCGTTGCAGTGCTTGCAGGCGCGGCGCAGGTTCGCCACGGTGTCCTTTCCGCCATGGCTGAACGGGATGATGTGGTCATCCTCCGTCGCCGTGATGGAGCAGCCGGGCATGCCGAGCCAGCAGCGGTTGCCCCATGTCGCGATGACCTTCGATCTGATGCGCGGGTCTACCGTTTGCCTTCTCATGCCTTCTTGCCTTTCTCTCGTTGGGTGAGTATCCAACAGTTCACGTCCTGTTCCGCGTATCGGATGGCGTTGCCGATACGGATGGGCGGAGGGCCGATGATCGGGACCGACTGCCGCCACCGGATCAGCGTGCGCTGGCTGACGCCCAACCGTTCGGACGCCTCAGCAGTGCTCAACATCCTGATGCACGTCACGATCTCGCCTTGCTCCTGAGCAGCAGCGCGATCTGTTCCAGTTTCGCGGCGAGCAGCGGCCAGTCGGCCTTCGAGATGTCGTGCCAGATCATGCTCAGCCCGTCCGGGTTGATGATGCTCTGGCCTATCTCCACGTCGCCGGGCTGTGGCCGGTCGTGGTCCTCGACGGCGAGCGATATGCGGATCTGCGGTTTCAAAACAGCTGCTCCTCTTTATAGATGGCTTGCGGTTTGCGGTTCGGGTGGTATGGCGTGTACGTCGTGGCCCATTTGCGAAAGCTGCGGCAGTCGATGCGCCATTCTCCGGCCTTGTATGCCGGCAAGCCTTTCTCACGAAGACTGAGCAGGGTGGGCACGTTCGGCTCGTTGAGCGCCCGGCAGACCTGGAACAGTTCGATGTCGGGGCGACGGTTGTTGCTTGCGATCCGGTCAACCTTGTCGGCGAAGCCCTGCATGAGCATCCTGCGTGATTCGTCCGGATAGTTCAGCACCTCGTGCAGAGATGGTTCAATCCTCGATGACATAGGCCCACATCCCGCACCATTTCGCCAGCACCCGGAGCAGCGACTCGGAATCGTACATCTTGCCTGCGGTGGGAGAGCGGTAGACGGGACTCGGCACGCCCTTCTCCCCGTAGGCCATTCTTAGAGCGGCCTGTAGCTGGTTGTCGTTCAATCCGGACGCCTGCATCAAAGACTGCCGCGAGGTGTTGGCCTTGCACCTGATGTTCTTATCGATCATCGGGAGAGCCATCCGCATCTGCGTCCTCAACTTGTCGGGGAACGTTGCCCTGCTCATTTCTCAATCTCCATTCATTCGTAGCTTTCGGTTGGTGAGCGCTTGAGAGGTCAAGACCTAGAATCTGCTGATGAAAACGCTCGGCCGAGATTCCCCGGCCGAGCCGTCAACAGATTCCAAAGGTCTCGCACAACGTTTCGGTCGGAGCCGCGCCGTCGATAACAAGAGCGGCCGAAGCCGCCGGGAATGGTCCCCAATCAGGCCACGGCCGAAGCTGCCTATGGTCGCCCGATTCCGCCTTAATCGACGGCCTGAGAGGGTCGGGAGCTAAATTTCGTCTCGCAAATGGCGCGATAGCCACGCGCCTGGCGTTACCGGTCGCTAACCCGGCTCAGCGGTGGCAGGGGTACGCCATACGCCCCATATGCCGTTAAGTTTTGTCAGTCGTCGTCGGTGAGGAAATCACCCAAACGGACGATCGCGAGCACCAGCCCCAACATGAACAACACGAAGGGGCTGAGCAGAACCAGAAGAACGATCTTGATGAAACGTTTCACTGCTCGAAGCATCGCGCTATCTGCCTTTCCAAGTCCTCAAGCTCGACGCCGTTGAACGGGACGCGCACCGTCATGCCGTCCTCCGTCTCGACGATCAGCTCGAAGAAGCAATGCCGTTTGCCGTCCACTCGCTTGACTGTGACGCTCATTCCTGGGCTCCTTCCCATTCACGGCGGGCACGCCTAGCGTGCGTCATCGCCTTGTTGATCGCGCCCTTCATCGCCTGAAGGTCGCCCATGTCCAAGCCATCGAACCCGAACGTGCTTCCGGCCACCTTGATGCGGCACTTGAAGGCGTAGGGGTTGCCGCCGGTGCATTCCGACGGGTCGATGTCCAGCACCTGGAAGTAATTGCTGGTGCATTCCGGATTGAAAACGCTCATTTCACTGCTCCTTGATTCATGGATTTAGGCTCCTTCCTCCGCGGCGATAGGCTTGTAATCGCACAAACCAAACCTTTCAAACAACGAAGGAAGGAAGAACAATGAGTGACGAAAACACGTTCGATTTCGCCATTTACCTGGGAACGACCACGCCGCTTACCATCACCGGTGCGACGGCCTCCACGGTCAGTGAACTCTCCGAACGTCTGAAGTCCGGCGCCAGCTTCATCCAGACCGTCAGGTTTCCCGACATGAGCATCCACGCCATCACCATCAACCCCAAGGCAGTCCCGTGGTGGCAGATCGACGCTGGCGACGTCGTGCTTCCCATGCAGATCTTCTAACGCCGCTGGATCGTCGAGCGTGGCCATGACACCACGCTTGACAATCGCGGCCTGCTCTGACGTCAACGCCTGATTATGGATGTACACGGCGCGCGCATTAAGGACAATGCAACCCTCGCCGACAATCCTCACCGATTCAGCCGATACGACGGCAACAGCACCCGAAGCGTCATGAATCAGCATCATTTCACCTCCAACGGAGCTCGCCCAAGGAGCACATCGGCGCTGACATGCAAAAGTTCGGCAAGCTCGTTTATTTCATTCGCGCTGAAAGCGATTCGGCCAGTGCATTTCTGCGAGACCGTGGACCGTGAGCAGCGCAATGTTTCAGCGACTTCTGCCTGTGTCAGGCCATTGAGCCCCATGAGACGTTTGACCTTTTCACCTACAGTGGGCGAATCTACTAAAATGTTTGTCACACTCACATCTAACCACGAATATAGTTAGACCTGCTCGTTCGGCGTGTCGTGTTCTATCTTTTTGTTAGTTTCGCTAAACTTATGTGCTATGACAACAGCAACAATCAGCCCTAAGGTCGCAGCTCAGGCCGAATCTGTCAGTTTGCAGGATATAGTCACGCGAAACATGAAAGTGGCCATGACTCTTCGCAATGTCAAACAAAAGGATCTGGCGAACGCTCTTGGTGTCGATAGGTCTTCGATTTCACAGAAGATGACTAGGCGAGTGGCATGGAGCCTTGAAGATATAGAAAAAGCCTCGGACTTCTTTCATGTGAAGCCCGAGGCGTTGGTAGCGGGGCATGGATTTGAACCATGGACCTCTGGGTTATGAGCCCAGCGAGCTACCGAGCTGCTCCACCCCGCGTCGGCTTGCCTTCATTGAGAC